GGATTATATGGAGACGATGTGATTGCAGCTATTAAAGATGCGATTCTCAATGTCTTCAATAATATTTCCTATGCATCTTTCTGCAAGGAAATGTATGGAATGACCTTCACCCCGGCCTCTAAAGACGATAATATGGAGCATACTCTTACTCTCACTACCATTAGTTTTCTGAAGCGAACTTTCGTTTACAGTCCACTTTTGTCGAGATGGACTATGCCTCTAGAGATGAAGAGCATTATTCGATCTGTCTGTTACTTTATACCTTCCAAACATGTGGGAGTAGAGCAGCAGATGCTCGAAACTTGTGTATCAGCCTGCACCGAGTACTTTTTCCATTGTACTTGTATTGCACAATATACTGCATTTGTTGCGCAGTGTACGCGGGCTTTGTTGAGGTTAGGCTTTATGCCCATGACCCTCAACAAGCACTTGCCAGCTTACGATGTATTGCTGGACAAGTTTAGGGCAGATGCCCACAAACCCCTTTTAGATAGCACGGTCTATTAGGGTGATAAGTAGTGAACTGATATAACAAAATTTGTAAACCACCTCAACGATGAAATTAAGAGCTGTGAAGCAGAGCTAGAATCCTTGGGGTACAAACCAATATTAACACCTTTAGCTATGAAGCGAAATTGGAAATCTACTAAGAGTAATTCCAACCATCGTCGCATTATTAAGTTACTAGAAAGAATCGAGGATGCTCGAGTGTCTTTGGGGAACTTAAATTCTGTGAGGCTCGATAGAACGCGATTTATCGCGGAATCTGGAGATCCTTCGCAGATGAGTGTCGGCGACACAGAAGCTAATGTTGATACTGAGAACTTAGTTGATATACAAGGGAATACACAAGATTTGGTCGACGAACTCAAAGAAGTCGCATACTCGTATGGGCAGACTGATTTATTGGATCCGTCCGACTTTTTCTGTCGTCCCGTGGGTATTAGTGATGGTAGCTTCGCATTAGGCGGAGCTTCTAGAGTCGATATCCCGGTCTGGGACCTGTATACGCTTAACCCTGCAGTTAGAGCAAAGTTGAGAAACTATGCCTATCTGAGAGGAGATTTGCGAGTTAGAGTTGCTCTGACAGGAACTCCTTTCCACAGGGGAAAGCTCCTAGTATCGTATCAGCC